GAACCTTTGTAGTAGTCTGCCTTTGCTATTATGAATCTTAGCTCTGTACTTGGGTCTGTATAATAGCTTATGTTACCATCTTCACCGGCTCGTGTTCCTGTTGCACTGGTTGTTAGTGTTGCATTGTATGGTGCTGCTACAATATTAGGAAATGCTATATCGTCCTCATTATATACATATGCTTGTTGGAAACTTCCTGTGAAACTTGTACTATCTCTATTCTTTACCATAAAGTATAGTCTTAAACCATTCTTATAGTTCACTAGGTTAGAAGGCCCATAATATACTTGTGTCCATGTGCTTGTAGTATCAAGGTCGGTATACACTCTTATTTTACCATCTGCATAGAATATGATTTTTAATCCACATTCTGCATATGTAGTTCCAAGGTTTATATTACTTCTTAGGAACTTAGCTGTTCCGTAGGTTGTGCCTGGTGCTATCTCTGCTATATGCATATTGGTGGCAGTGTTTGTAAGGTTCCATTGGAATTCAAGATAGTCTCCTAATTTCTTATTTGGGAATTCTATTGAACCACTAGCTATATCGTTAGGACTAAACATGATTCCCATACTAGCTGGGTATGATGCTGCACCTGGTAAAGTATTTCTATCTAATATAGTTTCAAATGTAAATGGTGGTGTGAATGTTTTTGTATCTACTACAACCCAACCATTTGCCCATGTTCCATCTGTACCAGATGCCACAGCTAAGTCCCACTCGGTTGTATCTGTAGCCCATGATGTTGTGGCTGCTGTTGGATATTCTCGTATGGTACTGAAATTAGTTGTTGCATCACTTCCATCTTCTTGGAGTTGGAATGTCTGTTGTGTTATATCATATGTAGGATCTATATTAATACCATCATATATGCCACGACTATAATCTAGTGTTAGATATTCATCACTGTGGTCTGATATTTTAATATATTGTATACTACATTGTAACATAGAAGGGCTCATATGTTCAATAGAAAGGGATGTAAGAAGTACCCATCCTTTATGTTGCAGATAATTATTATCTGTTATATCAGATGTGTTCATCCATACTACTTGCCCCTGTTCTACTACACCCTTAAGCTGTAGGGCTTCGTCTGGTGTGCATAGTATTTCAAATCCATATTCCTCTTGTAACTGTCCTTTTGTTGTGATAGTATTTCCAGAGGTGATTATTTGGGTAGCACTGTTGGAAAAACTGAATGTGTTGTTTTCAAATAGGTGGGCATCTGTTATAGATACCGGTCCTATTGTACATAAATCTGTCATGTTCTAATCACCTCCTTTTAAAATACTCCACCAACAATATTGTCGTTTGCTCTCATTACATGTTTCTTAAATGCATTCCAGTCATATACTGGGGCTTGGAATACATATGTATTTCCACTGCCACCGGCTGGGCCTCTTGGTGGTGCTGAGAATGTTCCATTTAATGCTTTACGTGCTGGGTCTACTGTTACTCCTTCAACTTCTGCCCATACATGTGGACCTCCATTCCAGGTTCCAAATCTAAGACTGCCTCCACGTGCACCAGCTTGTGCTGCTGCATTGAGAACACCTAAGGACATATCAACACAGTTTCCAGTCATACAGTTGCTTGAACCATCCCAAGCCTTTTGTCTTGAACCTCCATAGTTCTGGTAGGTGTATGTCATTCCAGCTATTCTTGATTGCCAATCTCCAGGACCAAAGAAACTTGATAAGCTTCCAAAGATTCCCATGTTACTTGTGGCTGATGAGGCTGCACTTTGTGCGGCTGGACTGCTCTGATATGATGTTTGTAATGCACGTCTTTGTGCTGCTAGATTTGCAGCTCTTAATGCTGATTGTTGGGCTATTTGGCTTCCAATACCAGCTATGCCACCAGGACCTTTTGAGCCCCATATCATTTGTCTAATCCATTCACCAATTTGTCCAGGTGATGGCCAACTTAATTTAGGTATTGCATTAACTATAGAATTGTATATCCAACTAGCAGCATTTCTTAATGAGTTCCATAAGCTTGAACCAGCATTCCTTATTGCATTACCAGCTGAACTTATAGCATTCCATATACTTGAACCAGCATTATATATAGTTCTAGCTGCACTAATTACAGCATTACCTAATGCAGCCGATACACGTATTAAAAATGCAAGAGTTCTAACAAATGTTGATAAGGACATACCAAGCATTGTTAATAGTGGTTTAAGACTTCCAGCACTGCTGCCGGTTCCATCTCCCCATACTGACATTATGGTATTGAACATTTCTCCTAATGCAGCACGTAGTTCATTTAATGCTGGTGTTAAATATTCCATTGCACCACTCCATGCATTTGCTCCACCGAATAGATTATATATCCATCCACCGAACCATGTTAAACCTTTAACTGCATAGGCTAGGCCATTCTGTAAATCTGTAGCCGGACCTAATAATACCGATCCAAATGCTACCATTAAACCATCAATAGCCATTGATAATCTTGCACCAGCTGCCTCTGATGTATTTGCAAAGTTATCAGCTGCTTTACCAAACTTCTGTTCTAGTATTGCATTAAGTTTAGCCGTGTCTACTTTTCCACCTGTGGAAATTTCTTCCATAGTGATACCTAGTTTAGATAGTGTTCTTGTTGCACCAGCTCCACCTTTAACAATACGTGTATATGCTGTGGCTGCACTTGTTAAATCAGTTCGTAAACCTATGGCCATTTCGTTAACACCACGAAGGGCCTGGGCACTTGGATTAATACCAGCAGCTGTTAATTGGCTGAATGCTGTTCTTACATCACCAACAGACCTACCGGCTTGGAATGCAAAGTCTTTAACAATGTTCTTACTGTTTTCAAAAGACTGTCCAGCTGATTCAACCACACCCTTAAACTTTGCCCATTCAGCTTGGGACTGTACAGCTTTCTGGTATGATAATGCTGCAAAAGTTGCAATAGCTGCACCAGCTGCAACAGCTGCTGCAACAAGAGGGCCTCCCATTGTAGCAGCCATTCCAGCCAATGCACCTTGTGCACCACCGACCTTACTAACAGATGTACCAAGTTTACTATTAAATACACCTAAAGAACCACCAAGCTGTTTTAAACTATTGGATGTTTTTGATGCACCAGCACCAAAAGTTCCCATACCTTGGCCACTCTTTTTAAGTGTGCTATCTGTTTTCTTAGCCTTTCTTTCAAGAGAATCCATATCTCGTTCAGCTTCTTTCATTGCAGACTTAGCATTATATTTACCATTAATGTTAATGTGATATCGTTATTGCTCACCTATTCACCTCCTTATAAGTTTTTCCATTGAGTATCAGGATTATTCATCCTTTGCTCTCTCTCATATTTAGCATTTTCTTTTTCTTGGGCTTCGGCTTTTTCTATTAAATCAATAAGGTAATATCCATAATATCTGAATAAAACACGTTTAGACATAGATAGCATATCTTTATGGGTCCATCCGTATTCCTTTGCACAGGCTTGGAGCATCTTTAATGGGCCTACTTCAGCCCATCTATCACTTGCTCTACCCGGTTTTTTGCCATACGTTTCTCCATGGCTAAAACTTCTTTTTCACTGAACCCTTGATCCATTAAATCAAGTCTGGCCATATGTTCTTTAAGTGCTCTGAACTGTCGATATTCTAGGCCTCTGGCTTCTTCTTCATCAATATCTAAAACTAATACTAAATATTGTACCATTGAATCTGCCATCTTCTTTATTAAGTCTTCTCCTTCTTTAGCTTCTACAACGTCTTCAGAAAGTTTTTGACTTAATAAATATTCTTCTGTTGTTAATTCTTTAATTTCTACATCTCTACCATTTAATTTAATATATCTTTTTGTTGCTATAACAGCATCTAAATCTAACATTATAAACCACCTCTAGTTTATATATTATAATCCATATGTATCTTGATAACGTTTATCTGCCTTACTAGCATTAGGGTCTAGTTCATTAACCCGTTTACGTTTCTTACGTTTAGGATCATCTGTTCTATCATAATATTCATAGTATCCATACATTACCATATTAAAGCCTCCCTAAGAAAAAATAAAAGAAGGTGATTAGGCTGCTGGGTCTGCTACTTCTGATACAATTGTAGCTGATACTGTACCTGTTCCAGGTACTGATGTCTCTGATGTAACATCATGTACAGCTTTCCAGTTGAATGTAACTTTTAATAGGTCGTCGTAGGTTATTTCTTTTTGTGCATCATCATAGACTATCTTTGGTACTGTGATCACTATACTGTCTTTTGTAGCTGCTCCACCAGATTTAATTTCTTCTCCAGTCATGGTTATAACAAGAGCCCTATCAGCATCATCTTGCTCGTAGGTATCTGTTGCCATAGCTGTTGCATCTGATTTACCTAACCAATATTTATATTCAGTGTATCCATCAAAGTACATTGTAAAGCTCCCACTAACATCTATTGTTGTTGGATATGCTTTGTTTGGTTCCCATGCTGTTAATCCACTTGTACATAATACTCTATTCATTTGTACATTACGATTAATCTGTATATCTAATGCATCTATTTCACAGTTTGGAGAACCTCCAAGGGACACTGATACATCTGCATAGTTTAAAGGTCTTAATGCTGTATATGTTGGTGTGGCTGCTGCTGTGATAATATCACCAGATGCACCTTCCATTTCTACACCTACTTTAATTGTTTCTCCAGCAGCTGCACTGAATGAAATACTTTTCATAGTCATATCATGGAATTTTTCCATTGCTAAGTCTGCTGTTCCTGTGAACACTGTCCATATAGGAAGTGTTGTATGATTAACCTTCATAGCATGTGTATAACCCTCAGCATCACCAGAGGCAGCATTTGTACCCATTACTCCATACATTGCATATGTAACAAAGTTATTATAAGCTGCCATATTTATGGAACCACTACTTGAAAGTGTTGGTTTCCTATAAACTTTTGTAATCTCTGCATTTACATTTCTAAACTCTTTACTGTAGTAGTTGGCTGGAGAACTTTTAATGTCTGGGAAGTCCTCAACAGGTAAGTATATAACTGGTACTGTCTCTGCTGTTCCAGCTGTGTCTTGGATTGCTAAGCCAACATATGATTTTTTACCTGGGTAATAAGTCATAGTTAAACCTCCTTCTTAATCTTAATTTGTTTCTTATTTTCTACAATTTCAAATTGGCCTCTAATTAATATTTCAGCCACTCTTTTATTAACTTCTCGGATTTCCCCGGGCTGCATTAAACCAACATAATCGGTGTGGCCTGGAGCTAATCCGATGTATTTTACTTTTACCATATTAATCTATCCTACATCTTACATAAACTTCTGCAC